GTCGTGGAGCCAGTAGCCACCACAACGCCAGTAGAGCCGTTAGCGGTGACTGCGCCATTGACCGTGTAAGTCGTGGTCTTTGCAGCGGTGCCAGTGGTGTGCGGAACAAGCAGGGTGTTTTCGTAGAAGTCGAAACCAGCCGAGCGGCCCATCGCGCCTTCCTTGTACTGCTTGGAAATCTCGGTAGAATCTTGGAACAGACCCTTCAGAGCATCAACCAGCTTTACCGAAGACCCAGTGGAAAGCAGACACTTGCGCTGGTTGTCCATCGGGGCCAGGTTGTCATTCAGCGTCTTTCGGCCATTAAGAACGGTGTTCCACGAGAATGCGGTAGCATCCTGATCGACCACGTTGTAAATGTCCTTGTACATGGTCAGTGCATCGGCTTCGATGTTCGCAGCCAAAACAGACATGGCAGGCTCAAGAATACGCTTGCTGAAGTCGTCCAAGCTCAGAGTCAGATCAACCGAAGTGAAATTCAGGTCGACGCCCTTTTGGGTGGCGACTTGCAGGGTCGTGCTGGTTTCGGTCGTGTCTTGAGCCGACAGAGTTGCACCAGAACGGACGGTGTATTGGTTCGGAAGGCGAATCTTCAGGGAATCACCAATCTTTGCGCCGGACTTGGCGAAAGAGTCGTCATATTGACGATTGATGTTGCCGACGAAGTTCAGTTTTTGATGCAGGACTCGCAGAGCCTCTCGGGTCACTGCGGTCGGGGTCAGAATGGTATTAGCCATTTCGGTTCCTCACGGAATTAGAATTAACGGGTTCGGAGTTGCTTCTCGCGCCACTTAGCCCACTCTTCAGGACTCAGCTTGTCGGGGTCGATCTTTGCCGTATCCCGCTTGCTTGAAATCTTCTGAACAGGCTTCGCCTCTTGTTTCGGAGGCTGTGTCGCCGCTTTTTTCAAACTCTGGTAGCCGATCTTTGCGTAGTGCAGCGAAAGGACGTCGGCGGGGTCAAAGATAGAATTGACTGCTCGCGGGTCTTTCTTCAGCACTTCAATGGCAAACTTTTTCAGCTCGCTTGCCTTATCTGGCGACCAGTTAGGAATCTCGCGTTTAAGCACCTCATGGCCTTTTTCAAGTTCCTTGGCAGTTTTCTGCTGGTTCTCGAATGCCTGCTGCTGCTCTACTTGCTGAATTCGTTGCACCGTACTGTTACGCGTATCGGTCAGCGTCCGGTATTGCCGCTCCAGCTTCATGGCTTCTACCGGGTCTTGGTCAATCAGGGCGTCCCAATCAACCCTTTGGAATCGCTCAATCTGCGCGTCAATGGCGTGCAACTGGGCAAAATCCTGAATGTGTTGCTGCTGGATTTGCGCTTGCTTTTGAAAAGCTTCGCGCTGCTGTTCAAATTCCCGGCGCTGCTCGGCAACTTCCTGCGTCTTGCGGGTGTAATCCGCTTGTCGCAAAAAGGCTTCTTTCAGCGTTTTGGGAACTTTGTACTTTTCGCCTTCAAACTCAATTTCCTCAGAGTCGTCGGTTACTTCGTTATCAGATTCGGCCTGATCTTCCGGAGCTTCTTCGGTTTGAACCTCGTCGGTTTCCGCTTGCTCTACGTCTTCGACTTCTACCTCGTCGGCAGGTTGGTCGATTTCATTCTCGTCCATTACAGACTCCAATTGTCGGAATCATCCCCGCAAGGCATCGGAGATAATTAGCCACACCTCCCGGTGTTGGGCAAAAGAACGGATGCGCGTTCTAAATCTCGGCCATTATCGACATAATGAAAAAAATATCTTCATCAATAATGCGCTGATACTCGACTGCATAGGCATATTCAATATCAGCTTGGCGTTGCAATAACGCTGCTTCTATTTCATTTTGCCTTAATTGGTTTATAACATTAACTTGGATATTACGCAATAATATTTCGGTGCGTAATTTTGCCAATTCTTCATTTAAAAGATGCTCGTATAAATGAATTGACCAATAATCCGGTGATTCATTTGTTACGTTATCTTTCTTTGCTTTAACCCTTACCTTTTCCTTTGCAACTGATTCAATTATCTTGTCATCTTCGATAATACCGAGATCAATCCGCTGCTGCCTTTTTTCTTCTTCGCTTTGCTGTTTATCTAAGTGACGCGAATATTCAGCAGAATATTTATCATCGCGCTTCCCGTAATAATATCCACCGCCCAACCATTCAACGTCAGGCTTTATTTCCTCCGGAAGAAGGTGAGATTCATCGCCAGGCGCGAACCAGACAGGCTGGAAGTATTGAGCAGAAAAGTATTGATGGCTAAACACCGCTGATAACCACGTTAGTTCTATCGCCAACAGCGCCTGGCAGAGGAACGTCTGCCTCTACAGTTACTGCGCCATCGGTGAAAGTGATATGCGAAGTTCCGGCGCCAGATTCGCTACCTACAAGCGTTGCGGCCATTGCTTGAACGTGAGCAGAGGCAGATCGCACTCCAAGTAATTTTGCCCATACGGCAGTCGCTATTTCTTCGGCGCTGGCCCCAGTTCCTGGTAATGAAAGAACAACGATGTCGGATAGCTGCGCCTGGGCAGAGTCGGCAATAGCCAGCGTTGATTCTTGGCTCAACACCAACGAATCTACCGTTTGCGCCTGCGCGGAATCGGCCACAACCAAACTCTCGCCGAACACTGCGCCATAGGTGCGCAGCGCGACCTCGTTCAGTTCTGACGTGCAAGTCGTCGTGTTGCCGGTCTGCCCGTAATGAACATTGGTTGTGATTCCTTCGAGATCAGCGCCTCGGCTCACGTCGGAATTGTTCGCCCACAGGTCATCAACGGCTGCGCGAATGTTGTCAATATTTGTCGTGGTTGCCGAGCTGTTGTGGTGAATCTTCTGCATCGCGAGTTTTGCGCTCGGGAAGTCTGCCGCCAGATTGGCGATAACGGTGTTCATGTTGCTCGTGAACGTCGCCTGCGAAACACCTGCTATAGCGTCGTTAGCCCCGAGATGGATAAAAAACACCAGATCAGGGCCATCGCCGCCTGCCGCATTCACACGGGCTTTCAGAGCGGCGTAATTCGATCCAGCGGCTGTGCTGGTCCAATCCGATGCTTTTGACCCACCCTTGTTGGCCGGGATGAACATGACGGATTTTCCAGCCGCATCGAGCAGATCGGCGAGGTGATGAACATACGAACCCGCAGCGCTTGTGCCATCGTCAAGGGCTGCGTATGTATTCGGTGGTCCATCGTATGGGTCCGTGAGCGCAACGACCACCCCTGAGTTGTCAAAGAGGTAGGCTTCGGCAGCGCTATTCGTCTGATTAAATGACCCTCTGCCGGACCCGTTTGAATCCCCCATCGGCACGCCTCTGACGTCAACCACCGGCATGATACTGAGCGCGATGGCGTCGATAGTTTGTGCCTGGGCGACGTCCTGCACTACAAGATCGGTGGCGCCATTGGCGGACAAGCCGATATTGTCGATTGTCTGCGCTTGCGATGAATCCTGAATGACCAGCGTAACCGAGCCGCCTGCCTGCTCGGCCGGCGCTCCGAAACTTCCTACGCCGAACGACTCAATGCCGAAGCTCATGGATTAGACGATCTTCAGAAAAACAGCCGGGACCGAATTAACCCCCGTCGCCATTGCCGTCAGCCCAGTCGGAGAAGCAGGAAGCGCAGACCATCCAGTTATCGCTTTGTATAGCAGAACGATAGGCAGGATAGACGCTGCTCCGTTTTCAAATCCGGCAGGGCTGCGGCCAAAAGCACTTGACGGGTATGCCTTGAGCGTAGGAGTTCCAGAACAAACAATTCCGACGTAATACCAACCCGGATAGATTCTCGTCTGCGTAACGGATGGAGACAGTACAGCTGCGGCTACCGAAGTATCAACATCTGCTGTCTCAACGATCAAATCTCCAGGCTGTCCGTCTGATTTCAACCTATAAAGCCCGATGCGAGCTTTTGTTGAAGCTGCGCCAGCGGTATCCATATCGACATGGAAGCCGTTGATGTCGTATGCAGAATCAACTCTGAACGGGACAACATACAAACGGTCTGCTGTTAGCGCAAGCGTTCCGGATGCGTAAGTTGACCAGTGCGGAGAGTCAATTGTTTTGCGTCCGTAAGCCGAAGCAATGATCGGCATGCCAGGGGCTATCGCCTCGGTAATAGGAGCGAGATAAACATCGGCAGCAGACCCTGACAGAGTAATCGCCGTCGGACTGGTGTTGTCGTAGGTTCCTGAAACCAGGGTGGCGGCAATGATGGATCTGGCTAGCGTGTTAGAAGCGCCAACGGTACCCATTCCCCATTCCCAGTTATTGCCGTCCTTGATGGCATAGGGAGCAAGCGCATTCACGCCAGCATCAGCAAAGCGCGGCCTGCCAGTTACCGCCGACAGCGTTACCGTGCCAGTGCCGCTAGTCGTCGTGGTTTCATAGACGCCGTTCATGATCAGGTCGGGTCCGCGATTTCGTGATCCCAAGCCGGGAAATTCACCGTGTTCGAACCGTTCGCCGTCAGCGCAATCGACGTGCAGGTGGTGACGTCGATCAGTTTGCTGTTGGTCACATCGAGCAGGGCGACATGGGTAGCAGTGCCGGATGTGTCGATCAGCACGCCTGATTTGGCGGCGACCGTTACCTTGCGCCCGGACGTATCGCCGTTTGCCAGCGTGAAGTCGGTCGATGCCATGGTCACGTCGGCCAGCGCATAGGTGGCATTGGCTTCGGTATATGTCGTCGGCTGCGCCGAGCAGGCGACTTGTCGGGTGACATTGTTCTTGATGACGTTCAGGGCGCCATCCATCACGTCGTCATGGGTGTACTTAGCCATGGGTCACCACCTGATTCGTGGTGACGTTTTGGATGTCGAGAGTGGTTTCTCCGGCGGCGGAAACAGCAACGCGCCCGGCTTCGTCCTTGGCCCAACCGTTTGCGACGAACCGTGCCCCGATAGCGTCATCAACGACGCGCACTTCCCCTGCTTCGTAACGGTCTCTCCCATCGAGGAAAGTAGTCAAAATCTCAATCTTCATTGCTGAACTCCTTCGCTATCTGAGTTATTGCACATCAATGCACCCCAATCAAAAACGCAACCTTGCCGTGATCATCACAGGCGTTTTCCATATTCATCGGCGGAATGGCGATGTAGTGTTCGCGCATCTCAAGCCGATACTTCCCTTTGCCGTTCTGGACTAGCCATTCAAGGTAGTCGCGTACCTGCTCAACGTTAGCCATTACCGGGAAAGTGTTATTTTTCACGGCGCTCTAGCCCGTTTTGCGTTTCAACGCGAACTAATC